GAAGAATACAAAAAATCAATGCATCAGGCTGTAATTTTCGATGAATTTAATAATATTGCTCAGTCTGTTTTCGAATTTAATGAATGGCCAAAAAATGTTAATACCATCAAAAAAAGAAGGTATTATCTACGGCAAAAAATAGAGTGGTTAAGAGTTAAAAATAAAATACCAAAAGAACTATTGCTGTTTATTAAGCAATTGCAACAATTGGAGCGATTGCAACAATTGGAGCGATTGGAGCGATTGCAACAATTGGAGCGATTGCAACAATTGGAGCGATTGCAACAATTGGAGCGATTGCAAATCACTCCAAAAGATTATAGGCAAGTTGAAATATTGCCTAATTCTGTTGTCTATTGTGACATTCCTTACCAAGGAACCGCAGAATATGGTAACAATTTTTCACACAAAGAATTTTTTGATTGGGCTGCAACAAGGGATTTTCCGGTTTATATATCAGAGTACAATGTAAGCGATTCAAGATTTAAATTGGTATATAAAATCAATAAAAGATCCATGCTTTCATCAGATAAAAGCAATACAAAACAGATGCAAGAAAAACTATATTGGAATGGAGTAACAAATGGCTAATCGCGGTCCAGCAAAAGGTACAGGCGGACGACCATTAAAATTCATTGACTGGCCTCTCGCTGAAAAACTAGCAAAAATACAGTGTACAGCGCGAGAGATTGCCTCGGTCCTTGATATCAATCAAGACACCCTAGCCGACAGGTGCAAAAAAGACCACTCGCTCACTTTTACCGAGTGGTTTAAAAAGCACTCAGATGGCGGAAAAGCAAGCCTCAGGCGCTCACTTTGGAACATGGCAACGGGTGAACGTCCTAGCGCAGCCGTGGCCATATGGCTATCGAAAAACTATCTTGGCATGAGCGAGAAAATAGAGATGGGAAGCGGTGGAACAGAAAGCGGAACACCGGTAGTCAACCTAATCTTTGACAATGAAGAAAAGAAAAAATTAGAGAAAAATGACTAATATCCATATCCCCCCCATTTTTAAAAGCTTGTCGGATGATGCTAGATACTTCGTTTATTACGGAGGTAGAGGCTCCGGCAAGTCTCACTCTATAGCTCGCTATTTAGTATGTCTCGCTCTCGCTATGAAAATAAAAATCTTGTGTACTAGAGAGCTTCAAAACTCAATAGCGGAGTCGGTCTATGTTCTACTCAAGAACATCATTATCGAGTACAATCTTTACCCGTATTTCTACATCAAACTCAACTCGATTGAATGCGTAAACGGCAGCATATTTATTTTCAAGGGTCTCGCCCATAACATCGAATCCGTAAAATCGACCGAAGGCGTTGATATATGTTGGATAGAGGAAGCCGACAAGGTGCACCAGAATTCTTGGGATATCCTCATACCGACTATCAGGAAACCGAAATCTAAATTCATTGTTACTTTCAACCCTACGCATGATGATGACCCTGTTTACAAAATGTTTATTTTAAATAAGCACGAAAGGACGATAACCCAAAAGGTTAATTGGTCAGATAATCCTTATTTTCCTGATGTTTTAAAGCAGGAAATGCAGTCAATGAGAGAGTCGGACTATGATCGCTATCTACACGTTTGGGAGGGAGAACTAAGGACCATATCCGATGCTCAGGTATTCAAAAATAAATACGTTGTCAAAGAATTTGAGACACCCAAAGATATCACCTTCTATCACGGTATGGACTTCGGCTTTGCAAAGGACCCGACGACCGTCATTCGATGCTTTATTAGAGGCAAGAGTCTATTCATCGATAGAGAGGAGTACGGTCACCATGTAGAAATAAAAGACATACCATCGATGGTCAGAAATATTATGGTAGGCACTGACTCCTATCTATGGCAAATAAAAGCCGACGCAGCCAGACCGGAAACAATTTCCTATCTAAAGAATATGGGTATCAATTGCGTAGCAGCCTCAAAATGGGCAGGCTCGATAGAGGATGGAATCGAATATATGAAATCGTTTCAACAGATCGTAATTCACCCAAAATGTACGAATGCAATAGAGGAATTTAGACGATACTCATACAAGATTGACAAGCGCACAAACGATATTTTGCCGATCGTCGTCGATGATTACAACCACGTGATAGATAGTGTCAGATATAGCATAGCAGACCTAATAAAAAGGAAGGCGACAATATACGACGATGGTGTATTATAATAGAGTCGAAAAATTAAAAAATGGGGCTAAAACTTATGGACGTACATAACAACTCACTTCTCGAATTCACGCAGTCGCTAGGCGCAGAAAGTAGTTCTGCCAACACAATGATGTACAACAAGCGATATGCTGCCATTACGTTGAATAGAGCTCTTTTAAGCTCAACGTATATGGAAGAAGGTATCGTACAAGTCCTAGTAGATCAGCCAGTAGATGACGCTTTCAGAGGCGGCATAACGATCAAGTGCGATGAATTAAGTCCTGATGAAATTAAGGAACTATCGCAAGCAATCGATCAAGAGATGATCCTCGATACCTACGCACAGGGATTGAAGTGGATGAGGCTCTTTGGTGGAGCTGGTATCATCATCAACGCTGGTCAAGACATGAGACAGCCGCTTAATCTCGAAGCGATCAATAAGGACACACCTCTAAAGTTTTACGCCTGTGATCGATGGGAGCTCTCGTATACTCCCTATGGAATGAATGCTCTCGATCAAATGGGTGACATGACTGCCGAGCACCCCTACTCTTATTACGGTCATATAATGCACCACACGAACGTGATCAAGTTGATGGGCAAGAATCCTCCCTCTCTTTTGCGTGGTCAGTTTAGCGGCTGGGGAATGAGCGAACTAGAAAAAGTGGTCAGATCCTTTAACCAGTATCTCAAACATCAAAATGTAACTTTTGAACTACTCGACGAAGCTAAGATCGACGTTATGAAAATAGAGGGCTTCAACGTAGCAATTGCATCATCCAAAGGCGCACAAAAGACAGCCGAGAGGATAGGAATGGCAGCACAGGTCAAGAACTTCCAAAACGCTCTTGTGATAGACAAGCAAGACGACTACGAGCAAAAGACAATTAATTTTGGCGGACTATCTGACATTTTAAATGAGATTCGGATAGGTCTCGCCTGCGACCTACGAATGCCGATGACTAAACTTTTTGGCATATCCCCGGGCGGACTAAATGCAAGCGGTGAGGAAGAAATCGAGAACTACAACTCGATGGTCGAGACTGATATTAGGTCAAAGGTCAAGTCTGGATTGATCCTGATGATCAAAATATTATGCAAAAAATTGTTTGATTACATCCCTGATAACGTCAATTTTGAATGGAAACCACTCCGAGAACAGACCTCACAAGAGGTGTCAGTATTGAAAACTGACTCCATCAATAGAGTGATATCAGCATTTTTAAATGGCATCATAACTAATGAGAAAGCAGTAGAGATTCTAAACACCGAAAAAGTGTTCGGCATAGAGCTCCCAATCGATGAAGCTCTATCATTAGAGGACCGAGCAAGCATAATGGGAGCCGAAGGACTTGGCGATAAAGCAAAGACAGAAGGCGGTAGAGGTCAACGGATATAATGGCAAGGAAGCTATTAAAACCGATCATAGTCAAAGACTCGGATTCGAGAGAACTCGAAAGGGTATTACTGCAATTGATCATAGCAGCTATTTTCGCCCCTCTAATCGATACGATGTCAGACATAGAACGCAAGGACAACGCTAAGAATAGTCCGCTTGAAACCGCACTGAAAAGCGGTAAAGTACAGTTTACAATGGGCACGTTCAAAGGCGAGATCAGCGCAGCGATATCGAAAGAAATTAGGGCTCTCGGGGGGAAGTTTACCCGAGGTTTTTGGCGTATAGCGTCACCATCCCTACCGACTAATCTACAGCAAGCAATTGCATCAAATCAAAAAGCGATGAAAATAATTGATGCAAAGATGAATCAAGCTATTGCAGGGATGCCGAGTACGGTCTCTAAGATGATCCAAAGCCTCGAAATAGCCGATCTTGGCTTGGCTGGAGTAGATAGAGTCAGTCGAGAATTCAAACGCACTGTAGGTGATGCCATATCTATCACGCCGGATATTGGCAAAGGTGGGAGACAGATCCTCAAAAAAGAATACTTCGAGAGTGAGGATCTGCCCATAAGAAAGGTTCTTTTGCGTGATTTTGAGGATCGTACCAAAGCATACGTCGAAAACTTTGCACAGGAAGAAGTCGAAAAGTTGAGGATCAAGGTATCGGGTCACATATCAAAGGGCGGTACTCGAAAAGGAATGCGAGAGCTCATAAGGAATGAACTAGATATATCCGCTGGACGTTGTAAATTCATAGCACGTCAAGAAACTAGTCTTTTGATTTCCAACTTTAAAGAGATACAATATAAACAAGCAGGGATCGACAAATACATATGGCGAACAGTGGGCGACAATCGAGTGAGAGATAAGCATGATGATCTTAACGGTAAGACGTTTAGCTTTGATCAACCTCCTGATGCCAGCTACTTCAATACTGGAGTACCTGAAAATCCGGGTTGTGATTATAATTGCCGGTGTGTCGCTATCCCAATCATAGAATTCTAGAGGAGGAAAAATGGGCCAGACTTTAACAGTGGGCAAAGTTATCAAGATGCCTTGTATGCGTTCGGGCTTGTGTAAATACGACAAGGAAACTATTTTAGTCACAAAAGAATCATTGCAAAATATGGCTCCAACTATTCAGGGCGTTCCGGTGGTAATTGAACACCCCGAAGAAAAAATCACGACCGAGAACATCGACAGGTTACGAGTGGTTGGCAGAGTCGCAGATATGCATTATGATGATAGTTCAGAAACTTGGTACGCTCATTTCGTGATTGAAGACGATGAAGCAGTCAAGCTTCTACAACAAGGTTATGGTGTCTCTACAGCTTGGATAGGCCAGAAATATGCGAGTGGAGGGACGTTTAATAATTGCCCCTACGACAAGGAAGTTATTGAGGCAAAATATGAACATTTGGCGATTGTAAAGAATCCTAGATATGAAATGGCTTTCAATCCAATTTTTTGCAATTCTAAAGATAGACATAACAATGACAATATTGATAATATTATTAACGTAGAAAAAAAGGAGAGCATAAGCATGATTGGCAAGCTATTCAAAAAGATCATCCAAAAAGAAGAAGTAATGGTAAATTCTAATGAAGAATATACCGTTGAAGTGGACGGCAAAGAGTTACCTTTGAAAGAAGCAATTGAGCAAATCAAACTCAATGCAAAAGAAGAGGCAAAGTGTAACGAAGTGGACGTTGACGGCGAAAAAATGTCAGTCAATGAGCTAGTTGATGCCTATAAAAATCTGAAAAAAGCTTCTCTCGAAAAAGAAGAAGAAGACAAAAAGAGAGAGAACGAAGCCGAAGAAGAAAAGAAAAAAGAAGAAGAAGCCAAAAAGAACGCTGAAAACGAAGAAGAAGAAACTAAAAAAGAAGAAGAGAAGGAAGAGAAAGCAAAGAAAAATTCACGTTTTAACGAGCTTGACGAACTTCACAAAAATGGTAAAGCGATTGATCAAGTTGAATTCTTGTCAGTGCATGAAAGAGTTGAATTAGGTAAGTCTAAATACGGATCAAAAAAATAACAAAGGGAGAGAATAACAATGGCTTTGAATCAAAATCAATTTAGAATGTCGACAGTAAAGGGCTCTAAAGATAGTGGCCTCGGCACTGTTTTAGAAGTTGAACTTTATGATGCATCCTCGACCACGGCTTTCGTAGCAGGCGAGATGGTTTGTATCGGTTCGACAGTAGCACCAAACGTAACTAAAGTTATCAAGGGTACAGGACTAACATCAGCTTATTTTGGTGTGATCTTGACTAACCCACTAAAAGAAACTTTCTACAGTGGCGACAAAGTGGGAATTGCCGTTCTTGGTTCTATCGTAATTGTAGAAGCAGCCGCGCCAATCACCGCTGGTGCTTCACTTCAATACGCTTATGACACCAAGAAATTTGCAACTCAAACTGCAAGTAATACAATTGTTGGTGTAGCGATGGAGAACGCAGCTGCCGATACTTCCTTGTTCCGTATGTTTGTAATGCAAAAAGCAATCAGTGGAGCGACCGGAGCAACTGGAGCAACTGGAGCAACTGGAGCAACTGGAGCAACTGGTGTAACTGGAGCAACTGGCGCTACTGCATAATTAAATGAGGGGTATATCGCCCCTCTAATTTTGAAAAATAACTTTTAGAAGGAGAGTTAAGAATATGGGAACTAAAGAACTACAATTTTTTGATCCATCAACCGGCGAAGTGATGAAGAATAGCTTGGGATATCAGCAAGTCATTACGACTCTGACAGCCGTAGGCAGAAAAGTTTCAGAGCAAAAATTTTATGAGCTCGCACCTGCGGACTTTATGCCTGTAGTTATGGGCAACGGAGCATATAAGCGTCAGATCCTAAACTGGCGAACATACGTCAAGGGTGAAGGATTCAAAACAGGCGTTATCTCGAATGCTTCAAACGGTGCTCGCCTTAGTCGAGTTGATAGTGCTTATGACTCTATTCTTCAGAACGTAATGAGCTGGGCCAAGTCTGTAGAGTACAACCTTTTTGAACTACAAGAAGCCTTGATGGCCAATACCCTTTTCTCTCTTATCGAGAGTAGAGAACTTGCTCGACGTAAAGAGTGGGATCTTGGTATTCAGGAAACTGCGTTCTTAGGCCTCGGTGCTGAAACTGGTCTTCTCAACAATGCGACTGTAACGGTTGACACCTCGACTATTACAAAACGTATCAATACAATGACAGCCGACGAATTCAACACATTCGCTGGTGCGGTATACGAAGCTTATAGAAGCAATGCAGCGAGAACGTGCAAGCCGTCTCACTTCATCATTCCAGAAGCCGACTTCAACGGTCTTTGTAATTTTCCATCGTCAACCTACCCAGTAGGAAAAACTAAGCTTGAAATTCTTCAGGACGTGTTTAGAACTCTTACAGGTAACAAAGCGTTTGAGATCAAATCTTGCGCTTATTGCGACAAAGCAAACTTTGATACAACAAACAATCGTTATGTTCTTTTGAACTACGATGAATCCTCTGTAAAGATGGATATTCCTATTGACTATACTCAGCTTGCAGCCGGGACAGTTAACGGGTTTACATGGGAAAACGTAGCATACGGTTCCTTTACCGGAGTCGTCGCACAGCGTGAAAAAGAAATGTTGTATTTCGGCAACACCGCAGCTTAATAGGTGAGTGAAAAAATGGCTAAAGAGAAAAAAGAAGATCTTGGCCAATCTGATGTAGAGAAGTCCGAGCCTAAATTGGTTCGGATCTTCTCACAGCGTATTGGTGAGATTAAGCTACAAGATGGCAGGAGCTTAAAATTTGGTGAAGTCCTTATGGTTACCGAAGAAGTAGCCGACTGGCTTACAAAAAGCTTTGGAGCACTTGTAAAAATTATCGACTAGGAAACAAAAAATGATCACGGTTGATGAAATTACTTTGGATCAATTCAAAGCATGGTTTAGCCGTGATTTTGTCTATTTGATTCCGGCTAATCAAACTACAGCAAGACCAGATTGCTGTCCGAGTTATGTCACGGACGACGACCTTAGTAAGGCTTTCATTGAAGCAAAAATCAACTTCAATGAAAGTTTACACTCGGATGATGATCAACTGCGGACTACGTTTTTATACCTTGCGGCTCATTATCTAGTTAACGACTTGCAAACTGCTACGAATGGTCTCGGATCATCAGGATTCTTTCCAGTAGCAAGTAGAGCGGTCGGACCAGTTTCCGAGTCGTATTCTATGCCTTCGTGGGTGACTAATGATCCCGTACTCGGAGCATACACAACCACTCGCTACGGTCAAAAATACTTATCACTGATCAGACCACTGATGATCGGTAACGTGACAGTATATCAAGGCGCGACAACTTACTTTTGATGGGGGTTGACGGTGTCTGAAACAAAAAAAGAATTTAAAATAAATAGAGAATCAATCGACAATATTGCTGCTTTCATGGCTAAGAATTTCAAAGTTAAAATAGGTGTCTTAGCCGGTGCCAATCACGAAGGCAACATAGGAGCGGTAGAGCTCGCTTCGATTCATGAGTTTGGCAGTCAAAAAAGAGGAATCCCTCAAAGGTCTTTTTTGCGCCAAACAATGGCCAGTAGGAAAGAAGAATTTACTTCCTTCATCGATGCAAATAAGAAGAAAATAACGGAAGAAATAGCTTCGGGCAATGGTTCGACTATTATGGAAAAAATAGGTGCGCAATGGGTAAACTACGTAATGGATACCTTCGAGGCGCAAGGCCCAAACTGGGCTCCTCTCGCAGATAGTACGATACGGAGTAGAAAGAATTACAGAGTAGCACAAAAGAAAAACAAGAAATTAAGTGGTGATGAATTGATGCAAAAAGCGAGACAAGGGACTAAGATTTTACAAGACACAGGCGAGATGAAAAAATCAATATCATTTGAGGTAGTGAGCTAATGGCTTCGTTTCCGAACATGAAAAGTGCGGTGATGCATTGGGCAGTAGAAACACCAGTTTTTGTCGTATGCAAGTCGCTGGTTGATTTTGAGGTAAAAGAGTCAATCATCAATTACACTGTTAAAATTTTTCGGGTCCCAACTGGTCAAGATTTGGCTATGAAATCAGAAGGTCAACGGGCGTGGAATAGCGAAACCATCTATGCTGACTCCTCTCTTGATCTGGGGATAGATGATATTGTTATATTTGATTGCGTTGATTCAAAAAGATATCGAATCCTTTCAAAAACTGATTATGCTCAGTTTGGATTCATTGAATACAGTGTACTTTCTGACTACTCGAAGGGGTCCTAATGACAAAGATTACCCCACAAATTATCTGCGATATTCTCCAAAAGGGAATGAGTTTAGATAAGTCTCAAGTTTGGATATACAACCAACGGCGAGAGATCCCAGAGGATCGTCGTTTATATGTTGTTGTCGGGCTGATGGGAATGAAAGCATACGGGAATAATAACCTCGTTACATCGGTCGAAGGGGCAGGCTTAAACGATAACCTATCTCAATACATGCAAGAGACCATTACGGTCGATCTGTTTAGCTATACGACCGAAGCCATTCAGAGATATACGGAAGTTTTAGGATCGCTAAAATCCACCTACAGTCAAAAAATACAAGAAGAGAACGCTTTAAAAATAGCTTCTATCCCCTTCTCGATGAACGAAGTTTCTCAGATAGAGGGTGCAACGCTGCTTAATAGGATATCAATTTCTTTGATGGTTCTTAGAAAGTACGATATGATTTTAGGTGCAGAATATATAGACGATATCGGACCAGTCTCGATTGATGAAATAGAGCTTTAATAGGAGAGTTTTAAAATGGGAATGATTGATATTACGAACGTGATCAACGTGGGCGTTAGTGTAGCACCCACAGGACTTGCAGCTTACAATATAAACAACCTCGCTTGCTTCACAAAGGACACGCCAGCCGTAGCCTTGACTGATACTTATGCAGTGTATAGCTCGCCTTCCGAAGTAGCAGCACAGTGGGGCTCAACAAGCTTGACCTACAAGGCAGCTCTAGCGGTTTTCTCTCAAAGTCCAAACATTATGTCAGGCGGTGGTCTTTTCATCGTAGTCCCAATGTTGACAACTCCATCGACAGAGACTTTAGACGATGCAATCACAAGAGCGATGACTCTCTTTTATTTCGGTGGTTGTTCGTATGCTTTCACCCTCGCAGGAACAGAAGCCGTTGACTCGGCTGCAATATGCGAGGCAGCTGGTAAACTATTCTTTATTTCAAGCGCAACGCAAGCCGACTTAGTAGGGCCAACAGGTCTTTTCTACTCGATCAAAGATGAGAGCTATAGCCATACAAGGACGCTCTATCATACGGTCGCTGATGAACTTGACGACTTTCGCTGGGGTTATGCAGGTCGCGCAATGTCGACCAACTTCTCTGGCGTGGCAACCTCCTCGACAATGAACCTAAAAAGCATTGTGGGCGTGGCTTCAAATATTGCAATGACACAAGCACAGCTAACCGCTGCCGCAGCCGTAGGAGCCGATGTGTATGTAAATATCGCTGGCCAAAGTTGTGTACTCTCGCACGGTGCAAACAGTTTCTTTGATGATGTTTATAATCTTGATTGGATCGTAGGCGCGCTCGAGGTCGCAGGCTTCAACTTCTTACGTCAAACTGGCACTAAGATACCGCAGACCGAGAAAGGTATGGACGGACTAAAATCGGCTTACAGACAAGTTTTAGTCCAGGCAGTTTCAAACGGTTTTCTGGCTGCAGGCACTTGGACAGGTTCCGACACTTTCGGAAAGCCTGAAGACTTCAAACGGAACATAAGCGACTTCGGTTACTTCATTTATTCTTTGCCTCTCACCGAGCAATCGGTAGCAGATAGAGAAGCGAGAAAAGCGCCAGTTTGTCAGGTCGCTCTTAAGTATTCAGGAGCAATCCATAGTAGTTCTGTAATCGTGAATTTTAATAAGTAACATCTAATAAAAGGGATCAAAAAATATGACAACTTTTAGCGTACTTGGTAATGACACCATTAAGATAGGCGAGAGAATTTTAAACGACTTCGGTCACGGTGAAATAGCAAAAATAAGCTACTCGACAGAGCTCGCAACTGTAAAAACTGGTAAGAATGGCAACACCATTTTCGTCCAGAACGCTTCGGGCTTTCAAGCGACGATGGAGCTCAAAGTTTTGAGGGGATCCTCTGACGACAAGTTTTTGCAATCTCTTTTGACTCTCTATAGATCAACTCCGACAACTTTCGTGCTACAGAATGCCGAGATAGTGAAAAAGATTGGTGACGGTAAAGGCGTGACTCTCGCAGATACCTACATCCTCACAGGCGGCATTCCTTCAAAGCAAGTTGAGGCAGTGGTCAATGTAGAGGGTGATGTAGAGCAAGCCCTTGCAGTTTACACCTACATTTTTGCTACTTCTGACAGAGCGTTGACATAAGATGAGCGAAAAAATAGCACTCCCGTCAGGAGCTAAATTAGAGATCACCCCGCTGCCTTACTGCAAGGCGTGGGGTGTAACTCAACGGGTGACCAAAGCCTTCGAGAAGATCGACTTGGATATCAAAGGGATCGATT